TCCTTAACGGTTGATGTAGTTTCTACTAAAGTTTCATATAATTTATAAAATCTAAACATTATTTATACCCTTTTTTTATGTGTTGTAAAAATACAACAAGTTTATATAAATTTATTAACATATTATAATTAAATTACAAAAAGAAAAGATTGTCAAACAAATAATAAAATAAATTAAATAACTTGATTTTAAAAAACTGTTGATAATAGGAAGTAATTGATATTAATAATCATTATCAAGTTGAAAATTCCATTTACTGCATTTACTCAAGACACATTTAGAGCAGACAACCTTTAACTGATATTGATAATCATTATCATCTATCTAAATTAGAATGATATTGATAATTATTATCATCTAGCTTGTTGTATTTTTACAACAGACAAAAAAGAGGTAGGGGGAGGGAAAAAAACAGGGGGGGTGCGTGTAATATAAAAAAGGGGTACCCCCACAAAATTACTGAGAAAATAGACTTTGGTGTCAATCTTTTGACAGTTGGGGAGTTTCTTTAAAATTTGATTGGGGAGTCCTCAAAATAGATGTACACAACCATACACGAGATGTGCAATAGAACTATATAGTTATGTGTTTGTTTGATTTATTTGTCAGCTATGATATATACCTTTAACCCTGGCTAACATAGTTAGAAGTATATCATACTTTTGTCTAACTGACAAGTTATTTTTTAACTTTTTTTTAAATTCATTATAGTGTATAATACAATAATGAAATATAAAGAACCCAAACATTTGCTTTATGCTCACCTAGACGATTCAGGTCTCAGGGATTTGATTAAGGAAACTGCAGCGACTCGTAAGAAACGTAACGCAGGTAGAGATTTGATTGAGATGAGACGTGAGTACATGCGTAGAATTGAGGAAAGGAGACTCAAGATGACTGAAAAGAAAGCTAAGAAGTTACCTGAAGGACAAAAGGTAAAGATGTTAGAGAATGCACAACAAAAATACCATAACTTTGCAAAGAATACATTGCCTAGTGGATTGTCCCCTATGCAGGAAAAGTTTTGTTTAGAGTACACAGCGACAGGTGACGTATTAACTGCGTATCGTTCAGCAGGTTATAAAGATTTACATAATGATGCAAAGACTCGTGCTGAAGCTAAACGATTATTAAAGAATGATAAAGTTGAAGAAAGATGTAATCAGATAAGACTTGACGCAATGAAAGATGTAGGACTTAATATAAATGAAGTTGTAAAGAAGTTTATGAAAGTTTATGATAGAGGTATGGCAGAAAATGATTTAACTAACTCTAATAGAGCAATGGAGTTTATAGGTAAACATTTAGGTATGTTAATTGAAAGAAAAGAAATTAAACAGGACATTACAACAAAATCTCCAGAGGAATTAGAACGTGAAATTAAACATTACGAAAATGTTGTCAAGCTTGAACAAACTAATAAATAAAACTCTTTTATATTTTTACTATATATGTATAGTATTATTATTTAGTTGGGTTATGTACGTTTGTAGTATGGCAACCTGGAATACATTTTGTAAAGGTTGTCCAGCGACATGGTACAAAGAACATGTTGAACCAATACTTCCTAGACCTATGCCTAAACCTGTCGTACCAATTAAAGAAGAAGATGATTGGGATGATGATGATGACGAGGAAACAGATTGGCGATAAGAATAATTAATGAAAATACTTATTGGTTTATTTCTGTAGATTTTAGAAGAAAAGTAAAACCAAAAGAATATAAGTCCCCTGTAGTTGCATGGGGTAGTAGTAAAGATTATGTTACAGACAAGTGAGAATTTAATAAAGCTTAGAGAATTATATTTTCAAAGAGCAGTACAACAATCTAAAGATAGCTTTCTACATTTTATAGCTATGTTTGCACCTACATTAGTTCCTGATTGGATTATGGGTAAACATATTCATGTAATTGCAGATAGGTTAAAAAAAGTTGAGAATGGAGAAATAAAAAGACTTATGGTCTTTCTTCCTCCTCGTTCATCTAAATCAGTTATATGTTCAAAGTTATTTCCTGCATGGTACGTAGGGCGACACCCACAACATGAGATACTAACTGTTTCTCACTCTGACCAACTAGCTTCAGATTTTGGTAGGTCAGTAAGAGATTTAGTAAATCATGATTTATTTAATACTGTCTTTCCACAAGTACAATTACGTAGTGATGTTAGAGCAGCAGGAAAATGGAAAACAAATCAAGGTGGTTCATATTATGCAGCAGGTGTTAGAAGTCAAATAGCAGGTCGTGGTGCACATATTGCAATACTAGATGACGTAATGTCTGAAGAGGACTCCTTTAGTGAAACAGGTAGAAGATATGTAAAGGAATGGTACCCTTCAGGTTTACGTACACGTATTATGCCTAATGGTTCAATTGTAATTATTAATACACGTTATCATGAAGATGATTTATGTGGTTGGTTATTAAGACAGGAATCACAAATAAAATTAGAGAATAAATGGGAAGTAATAAAAATCCCTGCATGGATAGACGAAGATTCAAGTAAGTTACTGGATTTACCTGTAGGGTCTTCCTATTTTCCTGAATGGAAACCTAGTAAAATTTTAAAAACAGATGAAGAAGAAATAAAGGCAAGTAATGGTTTAAGGTATTGGGAGTCTCTTTATATGCAGAATCCTGTACCAGACAGTGGTGGTATTATTAAAAAGAAGTGGTTTCAATGGTGGGACTATGATGAACCACCTGCATGTGACTATATAATACAAACATATGATACTGCTTTTTCAACAAAAACAACTGCTGATTTTAGTGTTATTCAAACCTGGGGTATCTTTCAACATATGGAAACTGATTCTACAGGAAGAGAAACTTGGGTTTCAAATTTAATTTTATTAGGAAATGAAAAAGGTAGATTTGATTATCCTGAATTAAGAGCTAAAGCACAAGAATTATATGAGTATCATAAACCTGATGTATGTATTATAGAGAAGAAAGCAAGTGGTCAATCTCTGATACAGGACATGCGTAGAGCAGGTTTACCAGTCTTAGATTATATTCCTGATAGGGATAAGACTGCAAGAGTCTACGCAGCTACACCATTAATGGAATCTGGAAGAGTTTGGATTCCTAAAGGACATGAGTGGAGTGATGATTTATTTAGTGAAGCTATCACATTTCCAAATGGTAGACATGATGACCAAGTTGACGCAATGACTATGGCAATACACTATATGAAAGAATCATGGAATCTAGTTCACCCTGATGACCCTGATTATGAAGAAGGTCATGAAAGAAAAAAAAGGGTTGCATATTGGAAAGTTTAAGTATATAATAGAAGATAATATATAACTGTGAAAGAAAATTATGTTACCCAGAGGATTATTTAATTTATTAAAGTTACAATCAGCTAAAGCTATTCCTACGACTAGAGGTATAACAACTACTCCTGCTAATAAAGGTTTAGAATCTGTAGCTGAAAGAATTAATGTTTTTCCAGTTCCTCAAAGAATGTTAGATAGAACAGGTAAAGATTTTAAACCTTTTTTAAAAGATGTAGAATATGAAAAAGGAGGAAAATATTTAAACCCTGTAACAAAAGAATCTTTAACTAATAAAAATTTAAAAGATGCAACTATATCTATTAGTGAAGATGGAAAACCAAATTTTAAAGCTAGTCCTATTGAAGCTGATATTGTTGGAAGTCCTGATGTTAAAGGAGCAACAAAAATAAAAACAAATTTATTTAAAAAGAAAGCAGGATGGAAATGGATAGATGCTCCAAAAGGTTTTGAGGAAGTTCCAACTTTAGTTTCTGTTGAGAATAAAGGTAAACATTATTATGCATTAAAAGCTGATTTTCCTAAAGGTGTAAATTTATCAAGATATGCTGAGTCTAAATCAGAACCCAGACTAAGACCAACAATGAAAGGTTTTGTAGAATTAGGAGAACCTGTTGGAACAATATCAGTTAGAGGTAAAGAACATGTTGTTTACGATAGAATAGTAAATATGAAAGCAGGAGGAATGATTCAAAGAAATAATTATAATTATAACACACAAAGGACTATATAATGCCAACTGAAAAGAATCCATTTAATAAAATAGATGAAGATATACTAGAGGCTTCAACTCCTGGAGAAGAAGTAGATATAGAAACTATGTCTGACCAAATTCTTCCTGATGAAAGTATTGCAATGATGGAAGATGGTTCAGCTATGGTTGATTTAACAGGGAAACCTGCAATTATGCCTGACGAAGAAATGGTAGGTGGTCATTATGATAACCTAGCTCCAATGTTAGAAGATGCCTTACTTCAAGAGATAGGTTCTGAAGTATATCAAAAATATGAATCAGATAAAGAATCACGACATGAATGGGAACAAACTTTTGAAAGAGGTTTTGACTTATTAGGTTTAAAACTAAAAGAAACTACTCAACCATTTGAAGGTGCATGTACTGCAGTTCACCCACTCTTAATTGAGTCAGCAGTAAAGTTTCAATCAAAAGCTTCTCAAGAATTATTTCCACCAGGTGGACCAGTTATGGCTCAAGTAATGGGAACTGAATCTGAACAAAAACAACAACAAGCATCTCGTGTAAAACAATTTATGAATTATCAGTTAACTGATATGATGCCTGAATACTTTCATGAGTTTGAAAGAATGTTGTTTCATTTACCAATTATAGGTTCAGCATTTAAAAAGATTTATTATGATGGAGCAATGGACAGACCTTGTTCAGAGTTTGTTCCTATTGACCAATTTTATGTGTCTTATCATGCTTCAGATTTAATGAAGGCAGATAGATATACTCATGTTATATTACGTAATCCAAATGATTTAGCAAGAGAAATAGCTGCAGGAGTTTATGAAGATGTAGAATTACCTGAAGCACAATCAATTGAACAAACTTCAATGTCAATGAAAGTTGACGAAATAATGGGAACTGCAATTCCTACTGATTCAGACCCACAATATATTTTATTAGAACAACATTGTTATTTAAATTTACCTGAACCTTATGGAGATGGTGACGGAGTAGCATTACCTTATATTGTTACTATTGAAGAGAGTTCACAAAAAGTTTTATCTATTAGAAGAAACTATGATGAAGATGACCCTACCAAACAAAAGAAAATGTTCTTTACTCATTATAAGTTTGTTCCAGGTTTTGGTTTTTATGGTTTAGGTTTAATACATTTCCTAGGTAATCTTACAATGACTGCAACTGCAGCTATGAGAAACTTAGTTGACTCTGGTCAGTTTGCAACATTACCTGCAGGATTTAAAGCTAAAGGTGTAAAGGTTGTTGGTGATAATGAACCTTTATCTCCAGGTGAGTTTAGAGATGTAGAAGCTACAGGTGTAGATTTAAATAGAGCAATTGTTCCTCTACCTTATAAAGAACCTTCTCAAACATTATTTCAAATGTTAGGTTTTATTTCAGGAGCAGGACAAAAGTTTGCTGACTCTACTGAAAAAGTTATAAGTGATTCAACTAACTATGGACCAGTTGGAACTACTATGGCATTACTAGAAGCTTCAAGTAAATTTTTTAGTGCAATACATAAACGATTACATAATTCACAAAAAGAAGAATTTAAAATATTAGCAAGGATAAATTTTGAGTCATTACCTGACGCATATCCTTATGAGGTTCCTGGTGCAAGTCCAACCATATTAAAAACGGACTTTGATGGTAGGGTAGATGTAATACCTGTTAGTGACCCTAACATACCTTCAAGTGCTCATAGATTAATGCTTTCACAGTTGGCTCTTCAGTTAGCCAGTCAAGCACCACCAGGAACTTATAATATACAGGCATTGCATAGAACAATATTACAAGCTGCAAATATGCCAAACTTAGATAACATATTACCACCCCAAGTGAAACCACAACCACTTGACCCTGTGTCAGATATACAGGCAGCAGTTAAAGGGATGCCTATAGGAGCATTTCCAGGTCAAGACCATATGGCACATGTAACAGTTAAGTCTTCTTTTTTAACTGACCCAATGAATGGTGGAAGTCCAATTATGGAAAAAGTAAAACCAGTTCTTGAAGCAAATATAAAAGAACATATGATTATGAGATACCAAGAACAAATTAATGGTATGGTATCAGGAGTAGCAACTGACCCTGCAACATTACAACAAGTTCAGGCACAAGCTGCTCAACAGATTTCCCAAGCTAATCAAAATATGGGTGTACAACAATCACCTGAACAACAAATGGTTGAGCTTGAGAAAAAGAGACTTGATATTGAGAAAGAAAAATTAGGTCTTGACGCACTACAAGAAGCTGCAAGTTTAGCTGTTAAACAACGTGAACTTACTTTAAAAGAAGAAGACCAAGGTATCAAAGCCATAAAAGATGGTGCTGCTACAATATTAAAACAAAGTGAGGGTACGAAGGATAGACAAACTAAAATTGCAACTCAGACTATTAAAACTCTTGGTGACTTAGCCAAGGAAGAACTCAAAGAAGAAACGAAAGGAGAAAACTAATGAGTGAAATTATAAAAGGTCCTAAGAATAAAAAAGGTTTTGGTGACTGGTCAAAGATGCCAAGCACGGATTATTCAGTCAGAGTAAAAAAGGGTGTCCTAAATGAATGGCAACCTGATAGTACATATAAAATTAAAAAATAATTATGATACATAAAATTATTTTTGAAATTGAGAAGGAAATAACGAATGAAATTGCACAAATCCAAGAATCATTGGGGGATGGTATTTGTCAAGACTATTCTCACTATAAACATCTAACAGGTTCAATTGATGGATTGAATAAAAGTAAGATGGTTATAAAAAATATATATAAAAAAATGATTGATGGAGATGAAGATGCAGACGATTAAAATGCAAAAGGCAGTAAAAAATGATGTATGGCTTAATAACGAAGAAACTCCTGACCCAAAAGTGTTACCTGTTTTGCCTGGGTATCATGTGTTGGTTCGCCCTGTTTCGATAAGAAATCAAACTAAAGGTGGTATCATGTTACCTGATTCAGTTAAAGAAGATATATCTTATCTTACAACTGTAGGAAAAGTTTTATCTATAGGTGATTTAGCTTATAAAGATAAAGATAAATTTCCTAATGGAAACTGGTGTGAGGTTGGAGATTATGTAAGCTATGGAAAACATGAAGGACAAAAATTTATTTATAAAGGTTTAAAACTTTTATTATTATTTGATGACCAAATAATGATGAAGGTTGAAGACCCTAAACATTTAGATACAACTTATAATTTATCAAATTAATAATATGGAAATAAAATGCAGTTCCCTAAAGACTTAATTTTATTTACTAATATTAAATTTAAAGTAACAAAAAATACTAAACGATTAAAAGACTTATCTGATAATAGATGGGATTATACAATAATTAATAGAAAGGGGAAAATATGATTTGTTTATGTAAAAGTATAAAGGAAAAATTTACAAATTTAAGTATATGGACTTGGTTTAAACATAAAGGTTGTTTAATAAAAACCATGATTGTTTTATGGAAAGTTTCATTACCTGAGTTAAAAGTTATTATTGACGAAAAAAATAAGACTAAAACAAGACCTACTATAACTGAGGTCTAAGGTAAGGATAAGGATAATGATTGACCCATTTACAGCTTTTGCAGCTTTGAAGGGAGCTACAGAGGCAATATCAAGTGCTATAAAAACTGGAAAAGATTTATCTACTATGTCAAGTTCAGTTGCAAAATGGGCAAAGGCAGAAGCAGGTTTACAAGTTATAACTTCAGAAAAACCTGGAGTTGTTTCTAAATTATTTGGTAAGCTAACTGGTGCTGAGCAAAATGCAATTGATGCACATTTTAGAAAAGAAGAAGCTAATAGACTTCGTGATGAAATGCGAAGTATGTTTTTATTATATGGGTCTGCTGGTCAATGGGAAAGACTTCAAAAAGAAATTGCAGTTGAACGTAAGAGACAAACAGATTTTTTAAGGCAACAAATAGCTGCAAAAAAACGTAGAAAGAGTATTATTATTTGGACATTTGCTTTAATATTTGGAGTATCATTTGTAGCTTTTGAAATATATCTATTAATGAATCATTATTAAAAAAGGATAAAAATTATGCCATATGGTCCAGGAACTTATGGAAGTAAACGAGGAAGACCTAAGAAAATGAAAAAAGGTAAAAGACCTTGTCCTTCTAAAAAGTAAAATAAATACTTGTATGCTATGTTAAACTATAGTATTATATAATATTATAACTTTGCGTAATCGATTGGTTCGCAACAACGTAGGAGATAACATGGCAGATGATGCAGTAAAAAAAGACTCAGAAGAATGGGGTAATATTGATACCTCTAAACCTGAGACCAAAGAAGATAAAGTAGACTTTGAGGTTGAAAACTCTTCTGAAGAAGTTAAGGTTGAACCTGTAGTTGAAACTAAACAAGAAGAAAAAGTTGAAGCTGTAGTTGAAGAAACTAAAAAGGAAAAACCTGAAGAAGAAACTCAACCTGAAGAACAAACTGACGAAGCTGAAGGAATAGAATCCAAAAGAGCACAAAAAAGAATACGTCAATTAGTTCGTCAAAGAAAAGAAAAGGAAGAAGAAGTTGCTAGACTTTTATCTGATAAACAAGAACTTGAAAAAAGATTAACAGCAAATCAAACAAATCAATTTGATTTAACTAAAACAAGTATTGAGTCTCAGGAAAAAGGTTTGGAAAATCAACTGAATCTTGCTAAACAAAACTACTTAGATGCTTTTGAAAAAGATGACAAGAATCAATTATTAAAAGCACAAGAAGCTTTGAATGAAGCACAAATTAATTTAAATAATGTTAAAACAAATAAGGTAAGTTTTGAAAGAGATTACGAGAATTACCAGAACGCAGTTAAACAACAACCTGTACAATCACAACAACAGGCAGTACCACAACAACCACAGTATGACCCTAAAGCAGTTGAATGGGCAGAAAAGAATGAGTGGTTTGGTCAAGATAAAATGATGACTGCAGCAGCATTAGCTTTAGATGCTCAGTTAAAAGAAGAAGGTTTCGACCCAGCAGATAATG